GCTCGACCAGTCTGCGGCCACCAACCAGATGGCGATGTCGCTCCTCAAGGAGTGCCGCTGCCGGAACGAGTGGCCTACAGGGTACGAGGAGCTTCGCATCTTCGACACGATCTGACAAATGGACGGGGAAGACCAGTCTTCCCCGAACCCCAACAAACTGAATTTTCAATCCAACTCTTCCGAAAGCCCATCGGCCGCAAGCCGGTGGGCTTTCTTCTACACGCAAACAAACAAACCGAAAGGAAAAAGACAATGGCATTGCTGCAAAATGTCATCAAGGGCAGACAGCCCGTTCCGCCCCGCCTCATGATCTACGGATCGGAGGGCGTGGGCAAGTCGACCTTCGCGGCGAACGCCCCGAAGGCCGTGTTCGTCCAGACAGAGGACGGACTCTCCGAGATCGACTGCGCGAGGCTTCCGCTCGTCGGGTCGTTCGACGAGCTTCTCACGCAGCTCAAGGCAATACGCGACGAGGAACACGACTACCAGACGCTGTGCCTCGACTCGCTCGACTGGACGGAGCGCCTCGTGTGGGACCGCGTCTGCGCGGACTACGGCGTGAAGTGCATCGAGAAGGCCGACGGCGGCTACGGCAAGGGCTACACACACGCCCTCACGTACTGGCGGCAGATCATCGCGCTCCTGAACGAGATCCGCACCAAGCGGAACATGGCGGTCGTCCTCATCGCCCACTCGAAGGTGGAGCGCTTCGAGGACCCAGAACACGCCTCCTACGACCGCTACACGCCGCGTCTCCACAAGGCCGCGTGCTCGCTCGTCTGCGAGTGGGTGGACGCCGTCCTCTTCGCCACGCGCCGGATGCGCGTCGACTCGACGACGGGCAAGGCTGCGCCGGTCGGCGCGGACGGAGGCGAGCGCATACTCCGCACGAACGGCTCTCCGGCCTGCATCGCCAAGAACCGCTACGGGCTTCCGACCGAACTCGCCCTCTCGTGGACGGCGTTCGTGGAGTGCCTCGGCAACAACGCAACCAAGTAACCAGGAAAGGAAAGCACAACTATGGCAACCATATCGTTCAACGCGGCTGAAGTCCAGCCTTCCTCATTCGACGCCCTCCCTGCGGGGACATACGAGGCCGTCATCGCCAACTCCGAGGCGAAGCCCATGAAGTCCGGCAACGGCATGGGCTTCAACTTCGAGTTCGAGATCATCTCAGGCGACTGCAAGGGGCGCAAGGTGTTCTCGTGGATCACGTTCGAGCATCGCACCAGCCCCGACGCGCAGCGCATCGGGCGCGAGCAGCTCTCCGCGATCTGCCGCGCCGTCGGAGTGCAGCAGCTCAACGACACGGCGCAGCTCCACAACCTCCCGATGACGATCACCGTCGCCATCGACAAGAACGACCCGACGCGCAACGTCATCAAGTCGTACAAGCCGAAGAAGAGCGCCGCCGCCCCTGCCCAGCAGTCCGGCGGCTCCGCCGCAGGAGGTGCCGCGCCGTGGGCGAGGCCGTGAAGTTCGAGCTGCCCTGGCCTCCGAGCGTGAACCGCTACTACCGCCACGTCGGCCCCCGTGTGCTTATCAGCCGCGAGGGCCGGCGTTTCCGCAGGATGTGCGTCTCGCGCCTTGCCGGGGCGTTCCCGAAGCTCGCCGGCACAGTGAAGCTGACCGGCGAGTTCTACCCGCCCGACGCGCGCAGGCGGGATCTCGACAACATCCTCAAATGCACCCTCGACTCGCTCGTACACGCGGGTCTCATGGCAGACGATTCGCAGATCAAGCGCATCGACATCAGGATGGAAGATCCCGTGCCGCCGGAGGGGCTTGTGTACATCGAACTCGAGGAAATCAATGAAACCGGAAAGAAGAACGGAAAGCGCACATGCTCGAACTGAGGGACTACCAGTCTGACGCGAAGGCCGCGCTGTACGACTACCTCCGCAGGAAGGACGGCAACCCGTGCGTCGTCATCCCGACGGCGGGAGGCAAGTCGATCTGCATCGCGTCGGTCGCGGCCGACGCGGTGAACGTGTGGCGCGGGCGGGTGCTGATCCTCGCCCACGTCAAGGAGCTTGTGGACCAGAACAGCAAGGAGCTCAAGGGGCTTTGTCCCGACCTGCCCGTCGGCGTGTATTCCGCCGGACTTGACAGGCGCGACACGAAGGAGCCGGTCATCGTGGCCGGCATCCAGTCAATCTACAACAAGATCGACCTCTTCGAGCCTTTCGACCTCGTCATGGTCGACGAAGTCCACATGGTGCCGCCGGACGGCGAGGGACGCTACCAGACGTTCCTCAACGCCGCCAAGGCGAAGAACCCTAACGTCCGCATGGTCGGATGGACGGCCACGCCGTTCAGGACGCAGGGCGGACTCATCTGCCGCCCCGAAAACCTCTTCAACGAGGTGTGCTACGAGGCGAACGTCAAGGACCTGATCGACGCGGGATGGCTGTCGAAGATCACGGCGAAGGCGGGCATCGCCAACGCCGACCTCGACCACCTGCACATCCGCGCCGGCGAGTTCGTGGCGGAGGACGTGGAGAAGGCGATGGGCGAAGACCGCCTCGTCGCAACTGCCTGCCGCGAGATCGTGGAGAAGACGAAAGACCGCAAGGCCTGCCTCATCTTCTGCACGTCGGTGGAGCATTGCAGGAAGGTGGCGAAGCTCGTCGCCTCGTACTCCGGCGAGGAGTGCGCAATCGTGACGGGCGACACGCCGGACGATAAGCGCGACGAGATCATCCGCCGCCTCAAGGGCGAGGAGATCGCCGTCGACCTCTTCGGCGGGACGCTGCCGCCCCTGAAGTACTGCTGCAACGTGTCGGTGATGACGACGGGGACGAACATCCGCCGTCTCGACACCATCGCGCTCCTGCGCCCGACCGCGAGCGCGGGGCTTTACATCCAGATGGTCGGACGCGGCTTCCGCCTTTCGCCCGAGACGGGCAAGACGGAATGCCTCGTCCTCGACTATGGGAAGAACGTAGAGCGCTTCGGGCCGATCGACGCCGTGAACGTCCGTGAACCCGTGAGGGCGAACGGCGAGACGGGGCCGCTCGTGAAGATATGCCCGCAATGCCGGTCGCTCGTCCCGCTTTCCGTCATGCTGTGCAAGGAGTGCGGCTACCAGTTCCCGCGCCAGGAGGCGGAGAGGAGGACGCACGAGGCTCATGCCGACAACGCGGCGATACTCTCCGGCGAGGTCACGCTCGAGACGCACGACGTGACGGACGTGCTCTTCCAGGTGTGGACAAAGCGCGACGCTCCGGAGGACGCACCGCGCACGGTCCGCGTCACCTACAGATGCGAAGCCGAGCCGGGATCGCTCTACGACGCATACGGCTGCAACTTCTCGGAGTGGGTCTGCCCGGAACACACGGGCTTCGCCCGCTCGAAGTTCGAGAAGTGGTGGGCCGCGAGGGCGTCGGCCGAGTGTCCCGTCCCCGACAGGGCAGAGGACGTGTGCGAGGCGGACTTCATGGGTCTGCTGCGGACGGTGAAGCGCATCACGGTGAAGCGCGTCGCCGGCAAGCGGTATCCGGAGATCGTCGGCTACGAGCTCGGCGACTTCCCTGAGAACAGTCCGGTCAACGGACAGAACGACAATGCGGAGGAGTACGAGGACTTCGACGACCTTCCGTTTTAGAAAGGAAACGAATCATGGACGAGTGGGAGAGGCTGGAGCGGCGGTGGAAGATCGTCTGCCGCGTGGTCGGCGTGGCCGTCGGCGCGGTCGTCCTGTTCCTGCTGCTCATGTTCGTGGCGCGTCATTCCGGCGGCAAGGCACAGGACCAGTTCTCCATCATCTGCGAGAGGATGATGCATGAGGGCGGACGGGGGGGCGAGAGATGATCACGGTCGAGACGGCTATGGCGTACCTCGCCGCCGGACTGAGCGTCCTTCCCGCCATCAGGGCGGAGAAGCGTCCGTCGGTCGGCGCGTGGAAGACGTGGGCGGGGAGGCTGCCGAGCGAGTACGAGGTCAAGGCGTGGTTCGGAAACCACCCGGACGGGGTGTGCATCGTCGCCGGATCGGTGTCGGGCAACCTCGAGTGCATGGACTTCGACAACCACGGCGAGCTGTACGAGGGCTGGAAGGCAAAGGTCGATCCCGGCCTCTTCTCCCGGCTCGTCGTGGAGACCACGCCGTCGGGCGGGTACCATGTCCTGTATAGATCCGCAGCGAAGATAGAGGGCAACCTGAAGCTGGCGAGAGGAGAGAGGAACGCAAAACTTGCGACTTTGATCGAAACTCGCGGAGAAGGAGGACTTTTCCTCTGCTCTCCGACTTCAGGATACACTGCGATACAGGGCGAGTTTGCACACATCCCCACGTTGTCGGAGGTGGAACGCGAACAACTCCTCTCGGCGGCGCGCGAACTCAACGAGGCGCGGGAAGCCCCGAAATCCGCCACGTGCGGCGTTTCCGGGGGCGGGACGGGCGACCAGCCGGCTCCGGCCGCCGGAGCGAACACAGGGGCCGTGTCGGGCGACAGCGGCGAATTCCTCACCCGTCCTGGCGACGACTTCTGCCGGAGAGGCGAGATTCGGCCGATACTGGAGGCCCACGGCTGGCAGCATGTCGGCAGCAAGCCCGACGGGAACGAGCTGTGGAGGCGTCCCGGCAAGGAGTCAGGCGGACACTCGGCCACGTTCGACGGCAATGTGTTTTATGTGTTTTCGTCGAATGCCGCTCCCTTCGAGAGCGAGCGCGGCTACAGCCGTTTCCAGGTGTACGCCACGCTGGAATGCGGCGGGGACTACACGCGGGCTGCGCGGGAG